AGCGACCTTACGATAGTAAACGTTGCTTTCGTCTGTAAGTGCACCTGAACCAACAGCAGCACCACCAGCGAATGGGTTAGCAACCATACCATATCGAGTCTTGAAGCCGATCTTAGGCTGGAAGCTGTTCTCACCAATGGCACGTACCATTTGGAGAGGAACATATGGGCAATAGAATACACCAGCATCGAATGCAGATGAACCCTTGTAGCCAACAACCATGTAGTTAGCACCAGCATATGGATCGATGTATACACGGAAACGTCCGTTCAATACACCAGCGAAGGTATTACCTGTGTCATCTACCTGAAGAGCGTTACCATTCAGAGCAGGTGTGTAATCCAACATACCAGCCATCTGAAGAGCAGAAGCAACATCAGAAGAACAGATAACCATGTTGCCCTTACCGCGACGAGTAGCTTTAGCGATAGCATTAGCTTCTTGTTCGATTTGGAACATCAGGCCCTTGAACTTCTCAACTGACCAACGGCCGTTAGCATCGACGTCGAGGTCGAACGTACCAGTCGTAGCAGTAGCAGCAGCACCAATCTTGGCAACTTTATGAATTGTACGAACAACTTCACGATTGATTTCCGCGAGGATCTCACCCTGAAGGATGTTAGCCAATTCTGTTTCAGCGTCCAGACCATGAACAGCCTTGAGGTCTTGTGCCAATTCAGTGGTGTATTCTGCTTTCAGAGCACGGCTCTTGGCAGTAACACTGACTTTCTCGATTGAGAAAGACATCTGGTTGAAATCTGGACCCTGGCCATCGCCAAGAGCTTCAGCGTCTGCAGTTCCTAAACCAACACCAGGCTCGATTCCAGCAAGACCGTCAGTAACACCAGCTTGTTGAGCTGCCTCACCAGAATAATCACCATCAGCTTCAGCGTAGAAAGCCTCAGAACCTGAATTAGGCGCGCCATATACTGAACGCATGGCGAAGATAAGACCAGTAGGACCAGTCATAGGTTGAACACCACAGATGTCGTAAGCCATCATGTTAGGCATAGCACGACGTACCAATGAAATCAGTACAGGATCGTAACCAGCAACAGGTGAAGCACCAGTTCCACTGAAACCAGGGTTAGTAGTACCAGCTGGGTCAGTGTTCATGTTAGGTGCAGCTTCTGACAGCAAAGATGTCATATTAGCAGAAAGATCACCAGTCTCTGCAAGTGCACGCTCTGTGTTTTCCAGAATCGTGGCAGTCACTGCGCGACGATGTTGATCTTCAATCGGTGAAAAAGATTCGTGCTCTAAGATTGGCGCCCACTTTTCCACAAGTTTTTGATAGTTTGACATGTATCTATCTCCTTGTTAAATTGTTATAAATGTTACTATGAAAATTATTTATAAAAACCTAATTTTATCATCACTTATTATTTGTTTTTTCTTGCGTTGAGTGCCTCGACAAGAGCGTTCACAGAGCCATATTCAGAAGCGGGAGCCTTGGGAGCTTCTTCTTCTGTAATAACAGCTTCTTCTTCATCACCATGAACATCAGTCTCTGCAGGAGCGTCTGCAAAGAAGGATTCTTTAATAACCTTGAGGTTTTCAGTATATTCTTCAAGGTCTTTCTTATTAAGATTACCAGCAAGTACCTTAAAACGCTCAACTTCGATGTCAGTCAAACCTTCGACGATATCATCGAATACCTTTTCAGCGTGGTATTCATCGATCTTAGTTTGAAGTTCGATGTTAGCATTAACAAGATCATTTGAAGATTCTTTCAGGTCAGCAACTTCTTTCTCAAGATCAGCAACGACGTCGAGAGTTTCCTCAGATACGTCTACGTTATGATCTTCGAAAAGAGTTTTCAGACCAGACATCAGAGACTCAGCCATTTCGACCTTGATACCAGCTTCGATAGCGAGTTCGTTCTCTTCCATCCACTGCTCAACAACATAGTCGAGATACTTATCAAGATTCTCAACGATGCCCTGAACGCTTTCTTCAAGCTTTTCTTGCATTTCAGTTTCGAGACGCTCAGTGGTTTCTTCTACTAAAGAAGCAACCTTGTTCTCTACTTGCTCATTAACAGCTGCTTCAAATACAACCGTCACTTTATTTTTGAATTCGTCAGAAAATTCTTCGCCTTCGAACAAAGACGAAACAGAAGCATCAATTTCGATAACTTCTTCGACAACTTCTTCGGCTTCTTCAGCCTCAACTTCTACCTCTTCGACCTTTACAGTGTCGGCTTTAGGATCTACTTTCTTGGCCTTTTTAGGGTCAATCTGTGCAGAACCACCTTCAGCTTCGGTCGGAGCAGCAGTAGTTGAAATTTGGTCGTCAGACTTTACTTCTTTCTCTGCCATGTGGATCTCCTTTTAAATTAAAATTATAAATTAATTGCAAAAAGTATTACTTATTTATATAAACTAATTTTTTAGTCCTGAAATGAATTTTTCAAACAGACGAGCTGCATCAGATTCATCAATTCTTTTCACAACCTTTCTATACTGCTTTTCAACTTCTTCGACAACCTCTTCGAGTACTTCTTCAATCGGCTGTCGTGCAACCCAATGGCCAGAAGCGATGTCGTAGTAGTATTCAACATTTTCCATCACGCCCTTTACGAACGCATTGGGAGCAGATGGATCAGTTACAATATCTACCGTTGCTAAATGGAAATCTTCTTGAACCTCCATAGCACCTTCGCGACCAGCCTTAACGGAACCAAGGCCGCGCGTAGAAACACCAATCTTAACTCCTTCGTCGATGAAAGTCTTTACGATTTCACCCATAGGAGTTGAGAGGATTTTTGCCTTACCATGGAAATCAGTACCCTTTTGAGACATTTCCGTGATAAGATGCGAAACGCGGTCACCATTGATCGTAGGACCTTCGGGGTGACCCAATTCACCAAGGGCTCTTTTTGATTCGATATACTCTTTCGTATAACGCTTCATTTCCTTGGCGAGTACTGATTCTGGATAGATTCGACCATTGCGATTTTTGATATCACCTTGCATGAAGATCCCTTCGATGAAATAGGACTTCTTGCCTTCCTCGTTGGCCTCTGTGACAACTTCACACTCTTCGTTGATTTCTGTAATTAGTCGCATGTGTTAAACCTTTTGTTTAAGAATTATTTATAATTAAATTTTTTTAGACTCGATACGCT